ACATACTTATCAGTTATGGTCAGATGGTACAAATGTATACAAAGGCTCTGAAGAAAAAGTATGGAGAGCAATCACTGGAGCTGAAACAGTTCAAGCTGGTGCACAAATTTTAGCGAATACAAATGGTGGAGCATTTACTTTAACTTTACCTGCATCTCCAAGTGCAGGAGATGAAGTATCTGTAATTGACCAAGGATATGATTTTGATACAAATGCATTGACTGTTGGAAGAAACGGATCTAATATAGCAAACAGTGCAGCAGATTTAACAGTTAACACTCAAGGTGCTGGTTTTACATTAGTTTATTCTGGTGATGCAACAACTGGCTGGACGTATAAGGAGAAATAATAAATGGCAAACTACGAAGCAACTAGATACGATTTTGACGGTGGTAATCTTACAGGTATTGAAGGTATCCCAACAGCAACGATTGTGCCGTGGTCAGATTCAGCTGTGCCAACTGGTTTTTTAGAATGTAATGGGTCTGCAGTTTCAAGATCAACATATGCAACTTTGTTTGGAATTATTGGTACAACTTACGGATCAGGTGATGGTTCAACAACTTTTAATGTACCAGACTTACAAGATAATGTAGCTGTCGGAAAATCTGGAAGCAAACCTTTAGCTTCAACTGGTGGAGCTAACACGGTTACTTCAACTGGAAACGTTGCAGGTTCAACAGCGAATGCAACTTTAACAGAAGCACAACTTGCTTCACACGTACACCCAGGTGGAGTAGGAGGAGGTGGTGCTAGTGCTGGTAATGAAACTCCAAACGGTACACCAGGCCCAACGACAGGTTCGGCTGGTTCTGATAGTGGTCACGCTCATAATATGAGTGCAAACTTTTCTGGAGATGCTACTTCAGTTGTTCAACCATATTTAACAGTAATTTATTTAATTAAAACTTAGGAGAAAAAATGGCAACTAATGCAACATGGACAATTATTTTTGATGACAAAAAAATATCTAAAAATTTTAATGAAAAAAAATTTTATGTAATTAATGATGATGCTTTTTGGAATGATCCTAAGTTTTCAAATATTTGGGCCATTCAATACGGAACATCAAATGCTTCAGACGAAGTAGAGTATAGAGATGAAACACCTCATTCAACTTTTGCAGATGCTAATATTGGAGATATTAGTCAGTTTACCAATAAATGGGACGCAGCACATTTAGCTCAATTACAATCTGATTGGGATAATGATTCTAGACCTGAATCAGAAAAAGGGGCAAGACCTACAGCTTACTCTTCCTAACATTATCATAAGCATGGTTTTTATATGGACCATCCTTATTAACATAGTGTAAAAAAACTTGAGCTAATCCTTCACCTTTATAAATTCCAGGTCTCCAGTGTTTTTGATCACATCCTGCGTACAAAACAGCATCGCCTTCTTCTAATTCAAATTTATCATTTTCAATAATAATTGGCCAATTATCATATTTTTTTATACATGCTGTAATAGATATTTCACAAGCAGGCCTATCTATATGTTTTTGTAAAGTGCCTCCAAATACATAATATCTCCAATAAGCATAAGTAGGAAATAATTTTAAATTAGATTCTAATTCTACTTTTGATAATTTTGTATATAAAAAAGAATTCATTAAAGAATCATCATACCAAGCTGGTGAAAAAGATTGTCCATCAAGTTTAAAATCTTTATATAAATCTAATTTATTATAACAATATTTTTGAAGAATTTTTAATTCTTCTTTTGTAAAAAAATTTTTAATTAATTTGTAATTTATTGAAGCCATGCAACTATACTATACCTTGTTCCCTTTGTTATTGGTTGGATACTATGTGGATACATAAAGTTACTTGGAAAAAACACAGTAGAACCTTTTTCAAGTTTTAATCTTTTTATTTCTTTTTCTTTTTGATCTGTGAAAATTAAATCACCACCTTCATAATCATTATTTAAATTCATTATCACACTTAGATGTCTTGGAGTAGTTGTCCAATGATCGGTGTGAACATTATATTTTCCACCTTCAGAGTATTTTAATAAATCTATTTGATTAATTTTACTACTTTGCATTTGAGGAAATTTTACTTTATAAAAAACGTATAGTCTTTCTATTTCCTTTTTAATATAATTCCAATAAAACACATCTGTTGGAGTATCAAAGTTTAAATGATGTCCTTTAACATTTCTAGTATCTTTATCTAAACCAGATAAAGTATTTAAATTTTTTCTAGCCTTATGCTTTATTAAAGGAATAATTTTATTTATAAAGTAAGGACTTATAATATTTTTTATTTCAACAATTGCTTCTGTGTGTTCCATTATCGTAACATTACCCAAGAAGTTAGAATATATTTTTCACCTGATAGAGGTGGATTACCTCTATGTAAATAAGGAAATCCTGATGGCCAAATTACTATTCTTCCTGTTTTTGGTTTTACTCTTTTTGAAAAATGTAAAAATTCTGTTTCTCCCCCTTCTTCAACATCATTTAAATATATAGAAAAAACAAATGCACGAGGTTCATTATCAAATCCCTTACTGTGTTCAATGTGCCAAACATGATAACCTTCTGTTGGTAAAGTTTTTTGAATTTTTAAAGTAGTATATTTAAACTCAATTCCTCTGTAAGCTTCATCAGCTCCTGTATTTTTTGCATAATGTTTCCAAGCCATGTCAAAATTTATTATGATAGGTTTTAAAGATTCCCACCATATATTTAGATTATTACTTTTTGCAAAAAATTGTTTATCTTTTTTTTCTAAAACAGAGGAATTTTCAAAATCTATTCGGCTAAAAGTTTTGTTAAACGTATTTTCATTTTCAAATAATTTAATAGCTTTATTACATTCTTCTTTGGTAATATAATTATCATATACTCCAATAAAATTATCTATGTTCATTATTTTTTTAATCATTTTTATTTATATAAAACAAAGTTAATAACCTGTCTATGAATAGAATTAATTGGACAACATGCTGCATGTTTTATGTTGCTATCAAAAACAACTGCTCTCCCTTGTCTAGGTGAAACTTTTTTAATTGTTTTTAGTTTATCATCAAAAAATAAAGTATCCCCATCGCTATTGTTTATGTAGTATATTATACTAATTGCTTTTACATCTAATTCAGTTAAATCATAGTGAATTGGCCCATGTTTTTGTTTAGTATTTTTTGGATATGGAAAAGTTGTATTAACTTTTATTCTATGAATAGATTTATTAGATAGATTATTTTTATGCAATAATTTATATACATATGAAAAAAGAATATTATCAAGTATCTCTCCTCCAACATTTACTTCATCAAAAATTAATTTTACTAATTGCGGATAATCTATTGTAGATGAAGTTATAAATCTTTTATTTTTTGTTGATGTATGACAAAATAGATACGAAAATGTATTTGTATTTAAATAAGAAATAATTTCTAACTGTTCTTTTATATTAGCAAAATTATCTATTACTTTTAAATTAATCATTTTATAGTTTTAACAATTTTTCATTTCTAGACAGTATTTGTTTTTCTTTAAATTTTTAAGATTGTTTATTTCAAACAAACTACTAAGATTTTTCATCTTTAATTATTTAATAATTTTGCTTTTTCTTTTTGAGTTTCATCTAATGATTTATCATTTTTTTCTAATTTTTTTAAAGTAGTCTTATTTGGTTTCCATTCTTCTTTATTTACTTTTTTACCACCTCTATCTGGTTTTGTTTGAAAAATTACAACACAGCTTTCATTATAAGGTTTTAACTTTTCTTTCCACCAATCTGGATCTTTAATAGTGTAATGTGCATTCTTTCCATTAGTCAATGTTTGTATAGCTGGATAACAAGTAATAGTTAAAAATACTCTATTACCATAACTAAATATATCTTTTAAAACTTCATCAACTTTATCCTCTTGGATATGTTCCATTACATCAATACAAATAACTAAATCATATTGACCAGTTGGTTTATTTGAAAATTGTGCAACTGCAGGATCATATGGAGTAATATTTATACCCATTGGGGAGCCAGGAACTTTTCTATTATTAAATAGAATAGAATGAAATTTTGCTTTACCACAACCATAATCTAAAATGGTTTTAATATTATTTTCCTTTATTAAATTAAAAATATTGTGTTTATATTCTGCTAATGCTTCACCAATCCAGTTATCTTGATTTACAGCATGAAATTTAGTGGCTTCTATTAAAGATTCATACATAGTTTTTTTCTTTATATTCTTTGTAGTGCTTATAACACAATTCACTAAAATTAGTCAATTGCAGAACTTCTTTATAAGTATTGACTTTATAAGCATCAATACCATCATAACCCATTTCTTTTGCCACCTTAAATCTATAGTGACCACAATGTATTTCATCATCCTTAAATACAGCAGGGAATAACAATCCATCTTCTTTCATGTATTTACGAACAGTCTCTAAATGTTCCTGATTCCACTCCATTTTGTCTTGTAATGAGTCAAAATCTATGTATGATAGACGTTCGGGAAACCAGATTATTCTCGCTTTCATTATATTCATAAGTATTATATAGTAGGTTATATGCTACAAAAACTA